GAAACAAACTTACCAAACTTCAATTCATCTCTGGTAATTTCAGAAGCACGACCTAAAGAAAATCCATTGTCAGATTCTATGCGAGAAACTGGAACGTTCAATGACTTGAACATTTTCTTTTGAAAGTACAATACATCATCAATCTCACCCAAGTTTTGTCCACCCTGTAGTGTGGTAATCTCAGTACCTTTACCACCTTCTCTACGTGGCAACCAGTAATCTTCTAGCATTGTTTGAAATCTTCTGTCATCACGAATTTCACCAGTTTGTGCATCATAGACTAATTTGTTTTTATACTTTTGCATGATTTCACGCAAGTATTGCTCTGCTTTCATCTTAGGCAAATTACCTACATCAATGTAAAAGATTCTACGTTCAGGCGCACGGGAGATACGATAGATAACTGTCGCATCTTCAAGCATACGTAATTGATTGAGGGGTTTGATTGCTTTGTGTAAATGTGAAACAATTACTTTGCCATCTTTGTCCGTGATACCTGAGTTAGTGTAGCAAACTGAGTCTACTGCAATTTTGATACCTTGAGAACCATCTTTAGCAAATCCTTTATCAGAGTAGATAAAGTATTCGTGATACTGTTGTGTTATGTCTGCTGTTCCAGGACGATTATCAGTTCTTTTGTTTTCACGCACTTTACGAATCTTGCGTGGGTCAATGTAACGAACTTCTTTTAATCCTGCTCTAGGATTCTTTTCGTCAATCAACATGTGATAATATAATCGACCATCAACATACCATCTACGAAAGATATCGTAACCCTGATTGTTGAAGTCAAGAAGTTTCATAATGTAATGATATTCATCACGAATTTTTTTCTTGATTGATTCTGGTTGTTCAAGTTTATCTAAGATGATTTGAACTGGATAATCACCATCTTCAAAAACTAATGATTCATTAACAATGTCTTCGATAGCCGCATCGCATTCTGGCTGAAGTGCCATCTCACGATACTTCTTGATTAAATCTGCATCTGTTCTAATCTGACCTTCAAGATCCATGTACGTACCGTAAACACCACCGCCAGAAATTGCAACGGATGCATCATCATCGGTAGGTGGTACAAACGATTTTAACTGTTCTGCTTCAACATCATCTTTACCAATCTTATATCCAAAAAGTTTTATCGCCATATTTGAGTCTCTCTAAAAAGAAATGGGGGCGTAATAGCCCCCATTGTTTGACAACTATTACGCAATTATTTATGTTGCGTAAAATTCATTATTTAAGTCTTTTTATGGTTTGACGGTAGTTGTTCCAGATTTTGGTGCCGAAGCATTCCCACCAGTGGCCGCTATGCCACCAACATCTAAGAAGTGATATTGGAATGTAACAGTAAATTCCTGAACCGCATCTGTAGTGTCGTAAGATAAGTCAATAGCAGAAACATCAGTTGGAAACGCATCGTATAACTCATATATTCTAGCAATGTTGCCATCAGGTCTTAATTGATTAACAACAATTTTGCAACGATATGTACCTGTGCCAGTTCTTAGGGCATTTTCTCCATCAACGTCAACGATGGTGTTCATCCATCTATCAAAAGCCTTACGAGTCTGTTGATTGTCATCATTAACAAATGTTGCTGTCCAATCTGCATATGTTCTGTCACCAGGAACCTTTATTCGTCTTCCTCTGAATGGAACTTCAATGATACCTAATGTGAATGCTGGAATTGCACCAGACTTACATAGAATTGAAACTTCATTTGTATCAAAGCCAGGAACTGTAAATTCAGGAATAATTTCCATGCGGAATAAATTTGCTTTTGAACCACCCTTTAGTTTTTCTCTAAATGTATTAATATTAAATGTTTCGTTCGTTGCCATTTTTTATTCCTTAAGTTGTTGTAGGAAATGTAAAGTAGTCATACGACCAAGTTACAGTAAACTCTTCAAGAGTATCTGTGGAATCATAAGACAAATCAATAGTACTAATATCACTAGGCCAGCAGTTTTCTAGCGTGTATGAACTAACCACACCACCCGCTTGATTGAGTTGTTCAACTAAAATAGTAGAAAAATCTGTTTGAGTTCCACCAGTTAGTGTTTTAGATGTTGTTGAGTTATAGTCTGTAGTACCATATTCTTTTTGTAGGTCTTCTAACGTTTGTCTGATTGTGTGATTAGAATCATTAATGATTGTTGTTGTCCAGTCAGCAAATGTTCTATCTCCAGCCGCTTTGAATCTTCTACCAGCGGCAAATGGAACTTCAATGATACCTAAAGTTGAGCCAGGCAGTTGGGCTGCCTTGCACAAGTAACTAAAAGTAGAATTCTCTTCCGCTGTCATATTTTTGCCTGTTAAGGTAACTTTAAACAGATTTGAACGAGCGCCCGTATTAAGGGCGGTTTTCAAATCGCTAATTGTTGTAATTGCCATATAATTCTCCTTGTATGTTCTCTATTATTTATGCGGCAATTTCAGCAAATGTAGCGGTACCTCTTACAGAGACAAAGTTAAGTTGAATGAAGTTAACAGAACGGATTGGTTGTACGAAAATATCGCAAACAAATTCGTTAGAATTTACTACATCTTCTGGATTATTTGTTGCGTCACAAACAACTCTGAATGCTGTAATACCTCTTCTAGACTGAACGCTTCTCAAGTAAGGAACAACTAAACTTACGAAACCATTTCTTGTAGTTTCATCATTTTGGTCAAACAATACGTTATCTGCGGCTTGTCCAATTGTCTTTTGTAATTCAATAAACAATCTACGAACGTTAACACGGTTCATTGAAGTGTTCTTCAATGTGAATGTCTTGTCGCCGAATAAAACTGTACCTTGACCAACTTGTGTAATCACTGGATTGACTGAGGCTTTGTACAGTGTATCTCTGTCAGCTTGATTTGGGTTGTATGCCAAACGAACTAAGTTTTGAATACGACCATTGCTGAATCCTGCTGGAGACAACCATGGCTCACGTTGAAAATCGTTACGTGCCATACAACCTGCTGTGTCAGCATTCAGTGGCACATAAACATATGCGTCATTGTATTTGTCGTACTGATATTTCCAACCGCTGTCGGCAACTGCGTATGTAGAACGTGTAACTGTGTCTGCCCATGTAACGATTGAAGTCGCTTCAGAACCAGCATTGTTAACAACGTTTGTTCTCAATGGAGATACACAAACAATAACGTCTTTTCTAACTTCAGCAACGTCAGCAATAATTCTGTTTACTACTGTAGCGTTTGCTTGACCAGTTACAATGATAGATGCTGGAACTTCTTGTTTGTTTGAAAGCAAGACATAAGATGTTGATCTGTCGCCATCTGTGATTGCATTACCATCAGAACCACCAGCTAAAGAATATACTTCAGGAGTGTTTACTGCTGTGTAAGTTGTGTTGGACAATGTATTGCCCCAATTAGCGCCAGTAGAGTCGTGAGCAGTCCACCAAATATAATTAGAACGGTCATTGATAACTGTTTTATAGTAGTTGCTACCACCAGCATCAGCTTTAGCATCAGAACCTTTAGAAAGATACGCATATTTCTCTAAAACTGTTCCTGCTGTTCCAGTGATATCACCAGTTTTGTCAACAACGACAACGTGTAATTCATCACCAGATGCACCAGCTGCCGTACCCGCTGTAGATGTTCCTGGCGCAGAATCAAACTCACCAAAGAATTCCCAACGGCGTGTGCCTGTAGCGGCAGATGCACCAGTTAAGTGTGCAGATTCGAGTGTCAATGATGTTGCGTTAGCAATAGCAGTAACTTTAGATGCACGTCCACCTAATACAAGAATGTCGCCAACTTGCATTTGTGTGTTTGCCGCAGTACCAGAACCAGTAACTGTTGTAGAACCTGCTGTTACAGTAAATGTTCCAGTTAATGTATTAGAATATGCGTTTGCGCTAGGACACAAAGAAACTTTAAGTGCGTTTCCTAATGCGCCAGAGTAACGAGCCGCCCATGGGCCAACGTTAAACGATGCTGTGTTAATGTATACGTCATCGTTCTTAATAGATGTACCAGTACCTGCTGTGCCAGAACCTGTTGTTGCTTCTGCTGTAGCATTCAATGCTGTGTTTGCGCTACGAACAACGAACAATGAACCAGAGTAGCCCAAAAAGTTAGCGGCTGACAAAAAGTCAACAGCGTTAGTTGCATTTGGTTTACCAAATTCATTTACTAATTCAGTTTCATTAGTAACTTGTGTTGGTTTATCAATAGGACCCCAACGGAACTGACCAGAAAATGCGCCAGATGTTGAAGATACTGCCTGTGAGGAAGACACCAAATCTGTTTCGGTGATCTTGATTCCTGGTGAAATTAGACTTATAGCCATTGAATTCTCCTTGTTATAATGATGTTTTGCTGTTAGGTTTGTTTAATTTATTTATAAAAAATCAGATTTGCGATAGTCTTCTACTTGCCAGACTTGCCCTCCTGCATCAACTAATTGATCTTCTTCGTCACCATTATTTATAAATCCAAAAGGAGTGACTTCCTCTTCAATCATTTTGATTCTTGCTTCGTACAATTCTTTTCGTACATTGATGTTTGTCAATTCTTTGAAATATGAGTTTGTTGTTAACCACGAAAATAGAACTAGAGGCATAACTAAGTCATCGTGATATCCTTCGTCAGCAGAATAGCTGTTTCTTTTTTCGATAAATGTTGAAATTTCTGCTATAGTGTCCGCATCGTTGATAATGAGTTTTTTCTCTTCGACCATCGACTTAAAATTGGAACATCCAATGCGTTTAACTTTCTTGTCTGTGATGACACCAAGCTGTGTTTTATTTCCACCAAAGCCACCATTGACAACTTGGCCTTGTGGTGTTCTGCTGACAGAAATGATATTTTCATATTCATATTCTGCGTACAAAATCTCTGCAACTTGTTCCGAAGAATTGATTTCAATTAGAACGTATGCTTCATTATATTCTTTACCGACCCTATAAAGTACCGACGGATACAAAAGAGGGCTTATTTGATTGTTTCTGTACTTGCCTACCATTTTGTATGGCATCTGAGTTATGTCAAGAATTACAAATGCTGAGTAGTCACCACCGACACCCTTTGCTGTGTCTGCAACAATACAATATGCATGGTCTTTTTCAACCTTCTCATAAATGTCAAGTCCGTCTTTCTGATACATGATAGGACTAGCCGACATTTGTGCAATTGAGTCGGAAGCAATTAACGTGAGACTAGAACCTAAGAAGTTACAAAGAACCTCTTGATTGAACTTCAATTCACCAAGCAATCTTCGCTGTTCGGATGCC